TCTGGCGTTAACTTGTAGTTGAAAATGCCTTATGCCTGTGCAGCTGCTTCTTGTGCATCCGAGTAAGACCTTCAGGCGTGAAACTGGTGGATGAATAACAGTGCAGACATCATACATTAGTTGTTTTCAACTCCACTGCCCACGTCGAATATGTCCCAATCTAACAACAATTGTCAGTCGATAGCAAAATTGTCTTCAGGATTTGGGCATTTTGGTCCTAGCAAACACTTTTCAAGTGGTGCTACTTTCCAGTTAGTATAGGGCTCCAAGTATCAATCATGTTCATCTTTAAAAAGCTCTGTTTAGTAGTTCTTTCCTCTGACAATCACGTGTTTAACCATATATATGGCATCCTTACACGCGTTGTACAATGCAACGAATCGCTCAAATCTTAAGAGTATACGCTAAATTGCTTCGGCAGTCGTGACATCACTCATTTGGAAATCTTCTCATGGGTGGTCAATGCCAAGATAAAGTTTCACAGCATCTGGAAAACTTATTTTGCCGTTTAACTACTATTGCACGACGCAAATTCCAAAATCGGGTTTGATGACTTCCCTCTCTTCTTGTAGATAACAAATAATACTCTTAATCTACCGGATTACATAAAGAAGTGGTTAGAGATACTCAATTACTGCACGGCCATGGATAACGACGACTTAGTCCTTAAAAGCTAAAAGCAACGATGTAACTGCTGTGCCGGAGAAAGTAAGCTAAACAAAACATTGATCATCTGATGCTAATGTGGCGAGGCTCAGTAGAGCTGAGTCGATGTCTTAAGTAATCGTGTATTAGGTATTATCTTACGTCCAAGCTTGATTAAATCTGTCGGCAACCCCGCTGACTTTAGCTAGTCGAGCAGTTCACTTACTACCATCACCAAATTGCTTTAGAATCAAATCTATGTCTTCTAGTGTGAATACGTGGTGTGCTAGTTCTTACTGGAGAGGCAGAGGCAGCTGTAGTAACAAGGCATCAGAGATGATTTAATTATCTACATCAGCAAAATGAGCTCAAGCAAACAATAAAGTTTTGGTCATTGCTGCTGAGGGTCAAATTTCAGCAAGTTTCTGCCTAGCAAGATAAGTCTTGTACTCCTCAGTGACAGCGTTTTGTTGAAGAATTGCAGTGGCAGCGGCGTTTTAAATGGCTCGTGTCGTGAGAAGTGTTTAAACCCTGGGTGCTAGCACGGGAAGCACATCGTGCTCTCATCTTTTGATATAAAGCCCAACCTAGTGTGGCAGAACAGGAGTTCAAAATGCTCAGGTCTATAGGTGTTAGATAATCTATCCAGCAGATCAAAAGGGTTCATAATTCACTCAGCTAGGCCATAACCATGCTTTAACCGAAGACCATAAGAATCTGGGTGCACTAGCCATCAATGTAAAGCCGAAGCAAGTTGCTAGAGATTAGAGCAGCGGTCTAGTGCCAACAGTAAGGTAAGACCATGGATTAGACCACTT